AAACGCCGGTCATACCGTTTATCATAAAGGGAAAAAATTTGTAACTCACTACATACCCGTCGGCGTATTTTATGGAATAAAATCAATTATAGGTCCTGGTTGTGTAGTTAATTTTGTGGATTTATATAAAGAGTGGAAGGAATTAGAAGACAATGGTATTAAGGTATTTGATTATCTCTATATTGATAAGAGAGCTCATTTAATTCATCTTGAGCACCTGATGGAAGACCAAAAAGACACTGATATTGGAACAACCAAAACCGGTAATGGGCCTGCTTATAGAGATAAATATGCAAGAAAAGGAACCAGAGCAGGTAATATATTAGATGCCAAATGGATAATTGATATTTATGAGGAATTACATAATTCAGACCCATCTAAAATTTTATTTGAAGGTGCTCAAGGATTTGAATTAGATATTGATTGGGGAGATTACCCATATGTAACCTCATCTCATTGTACAGTTGGTTCTGCTATATTAAATGGAGTTCCACCACAAAAAATTAGAAAAGTGTATGGTGTAGCAAAAGCATATAGAACTTATGTGGGTGCTAAAACATTTGAAGGAGAAGATGCAATATTTGCTAAAATAAGAGAATTAGGGGATGAATATGGTGCTACCACCGGTAGAAGTAGGCAGATAAATTGGTTAGATATAGATTTACTTATTAAAGCAATCAATATAAATGGTGTAACCAACTTGATTTTTAATAAAATTGATGTATTAGAAAAATGCGGTAAATTAAATTTCGTTTATGGTGGTGAACTACGAAAGTTTGAATCTTTGAGTACATTTGAAGCAAACTTAAAATCTATTGTAAATACTAAATGCTCTTCAGTATTAAATATAACTTTTAGTTATACCCCATTTGATATATAAAAATTTATTTCTCCCAAAATAATTTGGAACTTTGGGATTTTATAATTATCTTTGATTAAAAAATAAAAATTAAAAACTTATTATGACAAATTTAGGATACGCTTGCATCAATATGACATTGGGCAAAAAAAAGATTACCACAAATAGGGGTATGATTAAAAAGACCTTCTTAAAAGAGGGTATTAATAGAGCATCTGAGTTGGGTTTACAAAACACCAAAGATCTTTTAGAAATAATTAAATGGAATGAGCAGCAGGGTATAAAACTATTTAGAACCACTTCTAATTTATTCCCCTGGTCATCTGAGTACGAATTATCAACCATGCCTCATTTCACTACTATATCGAATCTGTTGAAAGATATTGGAGTATTGGTATCCAACTATGGACAACGAATTACGTCTCATCCTGGCCCCTTTAATGTACTCGTTTCACCAAACGAAAAGGTAGTTCTAAACACCATAAATGACCTTTCTCTGCATGGTGAGGTGTTTGACCTTATGGGCTTGAGTAGAACTCCTTATAATGTAATTAACATACATTGTAATGGTGTCTATGGTGATAAGATTTCAGCGATGGATAGGTTTTGCCGAAACTTTGATAGGTTACCTGATTCAGTTAAAACCAGGCTGACAGTAGAAAATGATGATAAGGGTAGTATGTATTCAGTAAAAGACCTGATGTATATACACAAACAAATTGGAATTCCAATTGTATTTGATTATCACCACCACAAGTTTTGTACAGGAGATTTATCGGAGAAAGAAGCATTGGAAATGGCCATGTCAACTTGGCCGAAGGGTATTAAGCCTGTGGTTCATTATTCCGAATCAGCAATTGGTAAAATACCACAAGCCCATTCCGATTATATTTTTGATAAGATTAATACTTATGGATATGATTTGGATATTGAGGTTGAAGCAAAAATGAAAGAATTAGCGGTTCTTAATTACTTGAATAAGTATGGGCATAATTAACCGTTATGTACTTATTATCATTTTTTTATATTTATTTCATATTAACAAGTTACTTATTTAACCAAGTAACCTTTTTAACAAAATAGGTTTTGATAATAAATACAAACGAGAAAGTTAGTAAAGTTAAAAATTTGAGAAAAATATGAAAAAATTTTTTACGAGAAAAAATGGGTTTATAACTTTAATGATTTTATCAACATTCAGCCTTGCCGGCTCTGCTGCATACTATTCCGTTTTTGGATTAAGTTCTTTGTTTGCTGGAGCCAAAACTGAAGTTATGATTATGGCAGGTTCTTTGGAATTTGCTAAATTAATTTTAGCATCCTACCTACATAATTATTGGAAAACTATTGGTTGGTTAAAGTGGTATTTAACAACAGCAGTTGTAGTTCTTATGTTGATTACATCATTGGGTATATATGGTTTTTTAACATCAGCATATCAAACTACGAGTGATAAGTTTAATATTCTAAACAAAGAAGTTGGTGTGGTGGATATTAAAAGAACCAGATTTAAAGAACAACTTGCGGATTACAATCAAGAAAAAAGAATGTTGGAAGCATCCATATCATCACTTAGAGGTGGATTGGCAAGTAATAACTCATTAACAGAACGAGGAGCGGTTTCACAAAGAAGGGTTTTGAGTTCTGAGTTAAAAACTGCTATTAATCAAAGGGATGAATTAACCTTAAAAATAGAGGCGATGAATGACTCATTGACATCTTTGGATTTAGTTATTTTGGATAAGGAATCCAATAATGATGTTTCTGCTGAAATAGGTCCATTAAGATATTTGGATAAATTAACTGGATGGGGTATGGATAAAATTGTAAATTGGTTTACTTTATTAATTGTATTGGTATTTGATCCACTTGCAATTGCAATGGTTATTGCTCTAAATAAACTTGTAAAACAATTAAAAGAAAATATCCAAAAAACTATTTCAGTAAAAGATGAAGAACTTGAAATTGCTTCATTAGAAGATTTAAAGTTTATTGAAAAAGAGGAAGTGGTTGAAGAAGAGGTTGAATCTAAAATTGAAACTCCAATTGAAGAAAAGCCTGATGTGGTATTTGAACCAACAACCGAAGAAGGTATTGATTTATATAATGAAAAAGAAAAATCAAATCCACCTCCAACACATACTTATAAAGTAACTGGTGCTGATAGATATAGGCGATAAAATTTGGATTATAACCTTTTTTTTCATATATTACATTAAATTTAATTAAATTATATACTATGGATGAATTATACACACTCACAAGTGAAAAAATAAAGAATGTGAGTTATGAAACTAAAAGTAATACTGATTCGGATGATCCATACAAGCAACATTTTAGAGAGTTTGATTATGGTATTGATATTAAAGATAATATCATTATAATTCATGATGAAATTCAAATGGGTTTGTTGGCTGATTTTGTTTCTAAAGTAAGATTACTTAAAAAAATAACCCCTGAACTTAAAGTAATTACAATTTTACTTAATTCAGGTGGTGGTGATGTTGTAGAAACACTTGCAATAATTGATTATATTAGAACTCAAACGGATATTAAATTTAATATTGTTTGTAGGGGTATTGCAATGTCCGCAGCAGCACTATTATTAGCAGCAGGTACGGGTATTAGAACCGCATCAAAGCATTCAAAAATTATGGTTCATCAATTATCTACATTCGCTTCCGGTAAATTGAGTGATGTAAAATCAAATGCAAAGTTTGCAGACCAATTAGAGGATGAATGTAATACTTTAATGGGTGAATTTACAAAAAAACCAAAAGAGTGGTGGACATCAAATCAACAATCGGATTTGTTTCTATCATCCAAAGAAGCGTTAGAATTGGGTATTATTGATAAAATTATTTAATTATGTATTTTGATTTTTTTACTCCAGAAGAATTGCTGGAAAACTACAAAAAGTTTAGAAAACTTATTAATAAGGAGTTTAGTGGCGAACGATTAGATTCCCTAAACAAAATGTATGACCATTTAGAAGAAAGGATTATTTATACCCCTGCTTCATCTTTTGAGCATTTTCACAATGCTTTTCCTGGTGGTTATATTGACCATATTTTAAGGGTAACAAGAAATGCTTTGAAAGTGTTTGATTTGTGGAAAGAGTTGGATATGGTTACTGAAGATATTACAAGAGAAGCAATTGTATTTTCGGCAATTCATCATGATTTAGGAAAAGTTGGTTCGGTTAATGAGGATTGGTATAAAAAGAACGATTCCGAGTGGCATGTAAAAAATCAGGGAAAGATTTATAAATCAAACCCAAATTTACATTGGATGGAATTTCATGATAGAACTTTCTTTTTGTTAAATCACTTTGGAATAAGTTGTAGTGAAGAAGAATATCTTGCTATTAGATTAACTGATGGATTATACGATTCTACCACCGAAAGTTATTATAAAACACTTCAGGCTGAAAATCAATTAAAAACATTTTTACCCTATATCCTACATCAGGCTGATTTTATGGCTTCAAAGTATGAATATAATAGGTGGGTTAATGAGGGTAAGAAATTAAAGGGAACACGAAATACAATTCAAACACCAGGTAAAAATTTATCAAAATTTGAAAAAATAATGTCTGATAAAACTGAAGCCGAAAGACCGAAAGTAGATTTGGTGTTTGATGCGTTCAAAGATATAATGGAGGATTAATACTATGGTTACAATTTTAATTTTATTATTTTTAACTGATGTTGGACTTGGTTTTGTTGTATGGAATCTTTTACGAAAATTAGAAACGGCAGATGATGATTTTGAAGAGATGGAAAAACAATACACCGAAACCCAAAAAGTAATTCAGTTAATGGATGAAAAAATCCAAAATTCTATGGAAAAGATGAAATCATTAGATAGAATAGGAGCGTTTCAGGCGGATGATGAGACGGGTTATGTGTTTAAAGAAATGTATAGTATAATAGAAGAATTGGATAAATATTATGGTGAGACGAAAGAAGAACCCATCAACTAGTAATAGATATTTCACAAATATAACTGAAATAGCAATAAATGCTTATAATAATTGTGATGATATGCACTTAAAAAATAAAATCTATAATAGATTTATAAAATACCCATTTGATAAATTAACTGAAAATGTAATACATACTTATAAAACTTATTATTTTGATGATGGGTATGAAGATACAAAGGCATCTGTTATTGCGTTTTTAAATGAAAAAATGCATAAGTTTAAGGGGGAGAAAGGAAAAGCATTTTCTTATTTTACTGTTATAGCCCGCAATTTTTTGTTTAATGAAAATAATGCAAATTATACAAAAATGAAAATTCATGAGGGGTTAGATTCTGTTGATTTGAGTAGGAATGTTTTGGGTGAGGTTGCTCAAAATGATTATGTTACAGAAAAATCCGATTTTATGAATTTTTTTGTTGATTATGTCGACAATAATTTAAATAAAATTTTTGTAAAAGATAGGGATAGAAGAATAGCCGATTCGGTAAATGAATTATTTAGAAATAGAGCGGATTTATACTCATATAATAAAAAGGCTCTTTATATACTTATAAGAGATAGAACGGGTGTGAGTACACAATACATTACACGAGTTATAGGAAAAATGAAAATTATGTTTGTTGAATTAAATAAAGATTATACCAAAAATGGTATTCTTAGATTAAACCATAATGTAGAAAGGTATTATGACGAAGGATGATGATATATTTAAAGGGACATCGTTTTCATCTTTATTAAAAGATATATATGATAATTCCCGTAAAAAAGATAGGCAGATTAAACTATTAATTGCACAATTAGAACCATTGGTAAAAAACTTAAATGATGCATCCGTCGTTGTTCCACTTATTAAAGAGTATTTAGAAGTTTCAGTAAAGAATGATGACCAATTAGTTAGAATGGCAGCGATTGCTCAAAAACTTTTAGATAAAGCAGATGGTGATGGTGGGTTGTTACTTTCCGATGAGGAAAAGAGGCAATTGTTGGAAGCAAAAGATGATATTGATAATAAGATAGAATCTCTAAAAAAGGATGAGGATGAATAATGCTTGGTGAGGTAACTGAAGTATTTTTAAAGGATGGTGATCCGATTGATATTTATAAAATAAAAGTTTCTTTAAGACGGGATTTGGGTAAAAGTGCTGATATATTTGCATACCCATTAAACCCATATATGAAATCAATACCAGCGGTTGGTGAACATGTTCATTTAATTTTTGCCGCAACATCTGAAATAAATTCTATGAACACCGTTTCAAGATATTATTATATATCACCTACATTTTTACACAGTGCGTTAAATAATAATATTCTACCGAATGCGATTAAAACTGATATAGTACCTGTTTCAAATACAAATAATTATGAATTACCAAATGTAATTAAACCATTAATTTCTTCAACTTTTTCGGCAAATGGTGGTACTGGATTTGTAAAAGCAGATGAAATATCACAAATACAACCATTTATAGGTGATGTTATATTTGAGGGAAGATTTGGCCAATCAATTAGATTTGGATATACACCACAAAAAACCGAAGCCAAAAACAAACCATCATGGATTTCTACAAATCCAAAATCACCAATTACCATAATAAAAAATGGTGTATCCCAAAATAACGGGTATGATAAATTTATAGTAGAAAATATTAATGAGGATAAAAGTTCTATATGGCTTACTGATAAACAACAAATAAAAATAAAATTATCAAATAAGACATCAATTATAGATGTTAGAAAATTTCCCGATATTTATTCCAACCCACAAGTTATTATAAATTCAGATAGGTTGGTTTTTAATAGTAAAAGTGATAGTATTATTTTAAGTGGTAAAAACAATATTTATTTATCCACATCACAATATAAAGCAGATGTTAATGAATTGGTTTCTATTGTAGAATCTTTATTTAATACAGTTAAATTAATAAATCAGACATTGACAGGTTTAACAACTGCATATTCTGCGTTGACAGCACCACCTCTTACACCAATAGGAGCACCTGCTTTAGCAGCAACAACTCAATTAACATCTACCATTTTACCACAAATAGTTGGGTTACAGACAAGATTGACCAAAATTAAAAATGTATAAAAATAGTATTTATTATTATGAACACAAAAAAATTAATTCAAGCAATAAAGCTTATTATTGAAAGTGAGGTTAAAAAACAAATCACTTTGGAGAGAAAGCAGTTGAAAGAATCTATTTTAAAAGAATTGAGAAGGGGAACTCATATTACAAAAACATCTTTTGTAGAAAAAGATCCGTTGGATGTTGAACACATTTTTGAAACAAAACAAAAACCAACCCAAAAGAAATTGTTCGGAGGTAATTCAGCATTATCATCTATATTAAATGAAACTTATCAAAGTGGTGAGTGGAGGGATATTAATGGTGGTAATTCATTTACATCGGATATGGCAAGAGGGTTTGGTTCTATGAATGGGGTTGGTAATACCACAAATAATGTGGTGCAAGATGTTGAAGGTAATGCAGTATCATTAGATAAATTATCGCAGACACCTCAGGGTGAAGCGGTTGTAAATGCTTTGACCAAAGATTATTCTCAACTGATGCAAGCGATAAACAACAAAAAAAGAGGATAATGAGTGGCCGTTAGAACCCAATATAGATATAACCCAATTGACTTAAAACCAAATAAAGCGGTTGGTGTAATGTTGCCATTGGGTGGTAGTCCAATGTTTAAGCTTAGTTACACAACTGAAGAACAGGCTATATCAAACTTAAAAACACTATTATTAACACAAAAAGGTGAAAGACCGTTTCAACCACTTTTTGGTACAAATATATATTCCGTTCTTTTTGAAAATATGAATGATTCTTTAGAAGAATTATTGGAAGAATCTATATCTGAAGATATAAAATTTTGGCTTCCATATATTTTATTGGATTCTATAAATCTAAATATAGAATATAACACAAATAGAATAAATATACCAATAAATTTTAGAGTTACATCACAAGGTTCTAATCAAACAATAATTTTACAAATAGATGAACAACGAAATTTATCAATAGTTTAGGAGTATAAATGTTAAATAATTCAAAAAAAGAGGTTAATTTAATAGGAAGAGATTTTTCTCAATTAAGAACATTTCTTATTGATTTTGTAAAACAATATTATCCGAATACCTATAATGATTTTAATGAATCATCTCCGGGTATGATGTTTTTAGAAATAGCTGCTTATGTTGGTGATGTTTTATCATATTATACCGATACACAATTACGAGAAAGTATATTAGAGCAGGCGAAAGAAAAAAAAAATGTTCTTTCTATAGCACAATCTTTTGGATATAAACCAACATTATATACACCATCAAATACAATTGTAACCCTATATCAATTAGTTCCTGAATTGAATAGCAACCCAGATTTTAGGTATGCCCTATATCTACCAGCAGGAACTGAAATTACATCGGTGTCTAATCAAAATGTTATTTTTTCAACAAGTTATCCCGTTGATTTTAATATCAATACTGCTGACAATCCAAGAACAGAAACAGAATATGGTAGTGAAAGATTTTTATTATCTAAAAAAGTTGAAGTAACCAGTGGTAAATTATTATCTAAAACATTTACATTTGGTAGTCCTAAACCATACGATAAAATTAACATAAATGATGAAAATATTATTGATATAGTTAGTATTCAGGATAGTAATGGTGAAAAATGGACTAAAGTTGATTTTTTGGCACAACAAAATGTTTTTGATAAAATAGAAAATATAAGTGCTAATAATACAGGATTAGATCAATACGCAGCAGATACCCCATACATATTAAAATTAAAAAAAGTTCCAAAAAGATACATTACAAGAATAGAGCCCGATGGTTCAATATCTGCGCAATTTGGTGCCGGATTAACTACTCAAGAAACTGATTTAATACCAGATCCAAAGTTAAGTTTAAAATTGGATAATATACCAACATTTATAGACCCATCAAATTTTTTATATACATCGGAATATGGGTTAGCACCTGCCAATACAACATTAACGGTTTCTTATAAAGTTGCAAATGGAATTATTGATAATGTTTCAGTTGGTGAGTTACAAAATATAATACTTAATGAAAATATTACTACAAACGAAAATGTATCATCATTAAGCCCTACTTTGGTTGATGAAGTTTTAAAATCTTTAGCATCCACAAATCAAAGTGGTTCTTCTGGAGCAAGATTACCACAAGAGGTTGAAGAAATAAGAAATAATGCTATGGCATTTTTTGCAACACAAAATAGGGCAGTTACACTTTCAGATTATATAGTTAGAGCATATTCGATGCCATCTCAATTTGGCAATGTATCAAAAGTGTATGCTGTTCCTGATTACAAAATTAGAAGTAATAAAAAAAATGGAACAATTAATCAATTAGCATTAAGTTTTTATGTTCTTGGTAAGGGGGCCGATGGAAATTTAACAAAATTAAATGAGGCTACAAAACAAAATCTTAAAAATTATATATCGGAATACAGAATATTAACGGATGCTATTAATATATTAGATGGTAATATAATTAATATTGCAGTTGATTTTGAAATAGTAGTTTTACCCGGTTATAACGCCAATGAGGTTTTATTAAAATGTATTGCGGAATTAAAAAATTATTTCAATATAGATAAATGGCAAATAAATCAACCTATATTATTATCTGATATATATGTATTATTAGATTCGGTCGATGGTGTACAAACGGTATTAAGACCTTCTCAATCGGGTGAGGGTGGTTTACAAATAAAACGGGTTGATGGTGAAAATTATAATATAAGTGCAGCCACAAAAAATGGTATTATATATCCAGCAAAAGATCCTTCTATTTTTGAATTAGCATCTCCTAATTCAAATATTAAGGGTAGAGTAGTTCCGTTATTTTAGGGAGAAATAAATGATTTATAGAATATATCCTCAAAAAGATACTACAATATATGAAGATAGTGATAATCAATTACGAAATGTAAGTAATGATGAAATACTTGAAGTAAGAAAGTATTATGACCAATATAACTCATTTGGTGGTAATAGTAGAATTTTAATTCAATTTGATGTAAAACATATATCACAATCATTATCATCAGGAATTATTTCTGGAAGTAATATTAAATATTTTTTAAGATTAACATCCACCGAAGAAACGGAAATACCAACAAATTATTCATTAGAAATTTATCCAATATCTCAAAGTTGGACGGATGGTGTTGGTAGGTATATAAATGATCCTAAAAATGAAAATGATGTAAATTGGGTTAATAGCCAAACCAATGTATCTTGGAGTTTAGCATCGGGCGATGCGACATCTTCCTTTTTAATAGTTAGTGGTGGTGGTAATTGGTACACATCATCTGTAAACAATACAAAGTATTCACAATCTTTTGGTAGGACATTATCGGATATTAATTTGGATATAACAAATTATGTAACTGATATTATAAGTGGTAGTAGACCCAATAATGGATTTATTATTAAGTTACCAACTATTAAAGAAGAGGAATCGGGTAGTATTAGTTTTGGTTCTGCAAAATACTTTTCTTCAAATACAAATACTATTTATTCCCCCATATTAGAAACCCGCTGGGATAATACCATATTTACAACAGGTTCACTATCTTCCCTATCTTTGGATAATATTATTGTTTATTTACCAAAGTTAAAATCTAAATACTTAAATACTTCAAAAGATAGGATTAGAGTTGTGGGTAGAGAAAGATATCCTCAAAGAACATTTGGTAATAGTGGTGGATTATCTACCATAAAATACTTACCATCATCATCTTATTGGTCTCTCCGTGATGCGGAAAGTAAATCATTTATAATTCCGTTTGATACTACTTATACAAAGTTAAGTTGTGATTCCGAAGGTAATTATTTTGATTTTTGGTTTAATACATTACAGCCTGAAAGATATTATGAGTTTTTAATTAGAGTAGATACTGATTCTATTTCTAATTATTGTATAGATAATTTTTATTTTAAAGTAGTTAGATAATGGAACGAGAAATAAAAAGAAATGATTTTGGACAAATAGTTTCGTATGAAATAACATCTTCTAATGAAGAATATGGTAAGGTTTATCTTGAATCCGGTGTAGTTAAATTTGATGAGGATTCATATAACGAAAAATACCCGTTAGAACTAAATAATTTTGAATTACAATTTGAGCCCGTTTTAGTGGCATTCGATATTACACAAAATTCATTCCCATTTTATGAGTTTGGGTATAAAACCGCAAGTACCGTATTATCAAATGGAGTTTTTCCTGTGTGGGAAATGAAGGGATTATCTGTTTCTAACGTTGGTGCGGGTAATTCTCATCCAGGCGCATGTAATAGGTGGGCAGATGAAGAATCATATTATACTACCAATCCTATATGGGAAATATCAATTGATAATTTTATATTTAAAGATTCCGAAGGAGTAACTGCGCTTGTTTTTATGGATGATAATAAAAAAATGGCTTTTATGTCATTGGGAGTTAAAAGGTCTTTTAAGCTTGAAAAAGGTACCGGTAAAATATTAGATATTCATATATGTGATGATACTGGTCCAATACCATTATTAGATAATTCTACTTTAAAAAATTTTATGGTTGGATCTGATGAAAATTCAAATAATTGGAAAAGTGCAGGACCTGATAGGGCGTTTGCGGAAAGACGGGATGAGGCAAATTTTTGGATAACAAAAACAATAGAAGAATTGGGTCCGGGTGATTATATTTACAGATTTGAAAACGATAATCAGTCCACCAATCCAAATGGGTATCCTATACCAGACACACAGGCGTATGCTATTGTTTTAGGTACGGGTGATACTTATTGGAAGGCATTTCAAGCAGGTAGTATGCGGAAAGCATTTAAACTTGAAAAACGTACCGGTAAAATTTTAGACATCAGAGATGATCCAACATCAACACCAAATGTTTATGCTAATAACAATAATATATCCGGATATACAGAAATACGCGGACCACAAGATGTTACTGATAGACGGGTTGGTTCGTGTAATGATGCAAGACCCGATACAATGTGTTATTTGAATGGAAAAGAATTATGGGAATTACAAACAAATGATTTTATATATGATGGAAACCGTAATATTGTAAAAGATCCAAACAACGATCAATGGATTATATTTCAAGGAAGTGGTAATTCATATGGTGTTAAAAGACGTATTAAAGTTGATAAAAGTAATGGTAAAATTTTGGAAATTGAGATATGTCCCAATTCATATGGAGTTCCTATGCCAACTAATCAGATTACAAACCCAATGTGGAATATGATAGGTGGTAATCCGGATGCAACGACCGAATGGGATGCAGAAACTGGTGGTGCAGCATGTAATAGATATAAAACATATCATACTTATTGGACGTTTAATGATATAACATTGTTGGGAGTTGGTGATTACATTTATAAATCACCGAATAATGGTCTTGCATCAAACACTTTTATACCAAATAATTTTAATACTAAATGGTTTGCTTTTCAGGCGGGTGGTAGAAAAAGGGCTTTCAAAATTGAAAGAGGAACTGGTAAAATTTTACAAACACATGATTGTTAATAATAAAAAGGTGCATAAATGTCTTTAAACATATTTGAAAATATAGATGAGGTTTTAGGTGTTGAACCATCTTTTGGTGAAACATTTACGTCTGAAGATTTTAATATTATAGAAAAAGAATATGCAAATATAGATTCTACTATAGATAAAGAAATTAAAACAACTGTAAGGTATTTTAGTGGGGTTGGTTATGTTGGAAAATCTGCAGGATTGTTAAAAGAAATTCACGTATATTATGATGATGAGTATTTAGAATCCGTTTATGATGAACCTATACAATATGAAAATGATGAATTTTATTTTAAGCCAGAACAAGATTTACGATTAATGGGATTTGAACAAGGCAGTTATAATATGGTGTATAATACCATGTATAAATTTGCCGGAGATGTTCAACAACCACAAATGATTATTGAAGAAATATCATCCGATAGAACCGAGATTAAAATCAAAATTAGATCAAAATATCCAAATCAAAACGAATTACAACAATCATTAATTACACTAAAAGAGTTTTATGATGATGAAAAAATGTACAATTCTCCTGTATTTGGTATAGGTAAAGAACAATTTGTATTAAATTGTGGTCAAAATAATATATTTGATATATCACACATACTTTTTGAAGGAACTAAATCTAAAAATATACCATATCCCACATCTAATTTTAGAGGATTACCAACTATTTGGATTAAAACACAAATAACTTCTGGTGATGGTAGGAGGGGTTCTTACTTTGTAGAATATTATATTAATGGTAATCAACCAACGAATCGTGGTGCTTTTTGGAGGTTGGGTGCACCACCATCAATTTCTACTGTAAATGAAACCCCACCTCAATTAGATGAGTTTGAGAATTTAAATTGGTATATAGAACGATGGACAGAAACTGATTATACAAAAGGATTTTCATTACCACCTCACAATTTTTCACAAGATTATATAGGAGCACCACTATATTTTTGGCACGGAATACCAAACTTTAGTAATTCAGGACCATCTATAGATGCCCAACTATCCACTATAAATAATACGGTAGATACACTAATAAACAACCAAAAAAATAAAAGACAAGAAAAGTGGGAACAAAGATATATTGCAGGATTGGCAGTTGCCACCGGTATTTCGGTAGGAGCGGAATATGATCCACCAGGAGCTGGTTTGGGATATGTCGCGGCATCTGCTGCAGCGGGGGCAGCTGTTGGTTATGGTGCTTTTTGGGCAGGTACTAGCATTATATCCACTGCTGCATTGGGATTATCGGCAGTAGCAACACCTATTGCAGTGGTGGCAATTCCAGCTGCATTGATAGCAGCGGGTATTATGATAGGTAATAAAGAAACATTTGAAGGTGAATTAGAAAGAACATTAAAGGCGTATGAAGAAATAATAGTCTATCATAGAAATTCTTTGAATACTCAATTTGGGGGTACTGAATGGGAGCGTGGTTCTGCGTTGGGTGAATTATCATTAAATACGATTAATGCTGCAAATTTTTTAATAGATGAATGTAAAAGAAATATAGAACAATTAGATAGAGAGTATGATGCATTGCCTAATCGTAAAAAAAATAATGCAGAGGGTAGAATAATTGAAAGATATTTAAGGGTTCACTCCGTAATAGCTTTACAGGTAAGAGCGTGGATACGTGCACAAAAATTCTTACAAGAGTTAGGATTAAGCAGTTATGTTGCACCTGATAATTCTGAGTTTGGAGTTTATGCAATTGCAGATGAATTTTTAGATCTTAATTTAGATTTAAAACCCATTCCTAATTTTAATAATAGACTTAAAATTTGGATGAAGGGGCCACAATATAGAGTAGTAAACACACTATCAAACGCTCAATATGGATATACAAATTTAATAATAAAATTACATAAACCTATTTTAGATGAAATAAATTTAGGAACTTCCGTTGCAATTTATGGTAGGTTACAAAAATCTTTTATTGAAAAAATAATAGCTTGGAAATCAATACCTATTTTATTAGAACCTTTTTGGTCAGAACCAAACTTTAATATCAATCTTTCAGAAATACAAAATTGGTCCGATACAAAATACAAATCTTGGGGAGATTTGGTATCTGATAATGTAACCGTTAGTGATATGGTGGTTGATAAATTTTTTAGTATAATTTTAAGAAACTTAAAGATAGATTATTCTAATTTTTCAAATTTTATTAAATATTCATCGGCAGTTCATAGAGTTGATAATTTTAAAAAGAAATATGTTGCTGCGGGTGGAAACATTACATTTGCTATTCGTAAAAAATTTGATCCATTTGAAGAGTGGGTTTATTCATTTAATGAAAATTCAGGTTCATTAAATTATTCTCATTACAAATTAGATAATAGTATTAAATCTTTAAGTGCGTTTAATTATGATATTGATGATTGGTATGAGGGGGCACATAGTTCGGCATCATTATATGATTCGCAAAATACTTCTAAATTATCAAGTTTAATTCCCTTTGGAATTGCTGCAGATCAAAAAAATGATGATTATGTTAAATTTGTAGATGTCGTTGGTCATTTTTTTGATATAATATGGAACGCAGTTAGAGAAATTACATCCACCACCGAAAGACAAGAGCATCCCGATGATGGTATGCCAGATAATTTATTAAATACAATAGCAACTTCATACGGGTGGAAATTATCAGATGGGTATGGTGATTCACTTTTATATGAATATTCACTTGGTGTAGATAGTAGTAATACACCATTAACATCAAGTGTTACAGGTAGCCTTTATGATGCAGATCCATCCGTTTCCGGCTCCGTTATAGTAAAACCCAAATCTGCGGTTAGATATGAAATATGGAGAAGGATAATAAACAACTTACCATACATTTATAAAACGAAAGGAACAAAAGAATCTATTAAAGCAATATTGTCTTGTTATGGAATACCTCAGCAGTTTTTAACAGTAAAAGAATATGGTGGACCGATTATAACGGCAAGTTTATCAGTTCATGATAATCAGTTTTTTGTTGGGGGGGTGTTACAAAACAATACTAATAATAAAGTTAGATTTGAAAGTTCTAGTTATATTGTTAATGCAACAATGTTAAGTCCTGATCATTCATCTTTAAATAGGCAATTTGATGATGCACCATTGGACTCTAATTTATTAGGTGTTTATTTTTCCACAACCGATACATTAAATACTCATATGTATTCGTGGAGTTTTCAATCTACGGGTAATTACTCAATAATAGATGATTGGATTGGAGACCCTATTGATAGGAAAAAAACATATTATCCATCATTACGAATAACATCTTCCAAATATTTTGATTATTTAAATTCGAGTGAGGGGATTACATATCAAGATATATCACCTGTAAACTTATTGTTTAATTTAGTATCAAATTTTGATGATAGTGTATTTTCTCAAATAGAACAAATTGTTCCTGCAAGAGCAAATTATTATTCCGGTATATTGATTGAACCCCATATATTAGAAAGAAACAAAATACATTTTACTGCAGATGCAACAAAAACCGATTTAACATTAAAATCAAATATACCTATTATTAATAAAATAAAAACAAATAGTAGTGTTCAGTATAATTCAATGAATGTAAAATACACCTCATTAAATACATTAGGAAATTTTGCATATTTGACCGGAAATACAAAAACATATCAAAGTAAGCAAACTCCATATTTTTCTGGAATTTTAACTTCAACCGGAACTATTTATAATACATCAACACCATTTACAATTCCAAATGTTGTGTATAAAGCCCGTAAATATAAACATGCATTTATGACAATTGATAGAGGTATTTTAGGACCTACTAGTTCAATAAATAA